CTATTCTTTCTTTTTCCTCTCGTCCCATGACTCAAGAATATACAAAACAAGCGTATGAGCTGAGTTAATTGCAAGCCTTGCATGGCGAGGCAGAACCTTATAGGACTTTCTTCCTGCGCCGTGTGCTGTGCTGGCATGTGTACGAAAAGCGCCAATACCATCTACTATAGAGAACAATCCTGTGAGGATCCTGCGCAGATCATTATCCTCAATGACTTGTGGATTCATACCTAAACTATCTTTCACTACCTTCCAGACGCTCTGAAGGTCTTGTTTGGCGGGCATTTGTAAACCTTCGTCTGTAATATAAATTTTGCATACAGATTCAAGAATGTTACATGCAGCCGAAACTGATTCTTTTGGCTCTTTTTGAATGTGCTCCAGGGCTCGATTGAATTCCATTTCAATCGCAGGCATGTTTCTACCTACAATTGCCTCTTGCAATGATAGCGATGGCTTCGATCCACCAGAAGCAATAAAGCCGCCTGTCATGTAAGAAAAACCGTATTTAGCCAACATTTTATTTACGTTTTCTTTGAAGGTTGGCTCGTTTTTGTTATCTGCAAGAAAGCTGAACGGCGATGGTGTAGGGTAAGATTCCTCACTCTCCATGTATCCCTCGATCAACTTGCCGAGTACCGATAAAGGGTCTTCGCATACTTTATTAATTCTACGTAACCATTCTAAAGCTTTTACATGCTTTGAACCTTCGGGAGCATCTCCCGGAGCATCGGCATAGAAAAAAAGACTATCTAAACTAGCGTGGGTTTCTACGGATGATATGTGATCGGCTACAACTGACACTAAAGGCTGCGGAATTTTTCTTTCCATTTTCCTCTAACTCGTCGTTTGAAATGTTGGTGCGTTGGCTCGCAGTGGCTAAGTCGTGCGACACTTTTGCGACACAACGGAAGAGAACAGCTAGTTTTACAAGGATTTGCGATGGATATATTGCTGATACTAAAGGGAAAATTTGGTGGCCCCTGCTGGACTTGAACCAGCGACCAAGCGATTATGAGAACGATGCACCACCCTTTAAAAACAATAAGTTATATAATTATCATATAGTTGCAGAACGAATATTATTGGCTGTTAATGGCTGTTTGAGTTCTGAGGGGTCAAGAAGGGGGCATTTCACCGAAGTATTCAGGGTAATCAAGTTCGAGTGTGTTTCGCCATAACATCCCGCTAAAATCGAACCTAGATAAGTCATCATTGAGACCATTTTGGCCAAGATAGTGTTTGAAGCGATAGTTTAATAAATCTTCATCTTCATCATAAAGTAATTCTATTTCAGCCGATGGAATTTCACGCCAGCCAACAATTATGTTTAGAGTTAAGTTCATTTTACCATTCGGCATGATTTTTCCACGTAGTGTGGCAGATTCACTGCCGTTAACGATCAGTTCAGCATAAACATTTGTACGGCCGGGTACATCTAAAAAACGCAAGTCAAAATGTGACCTAGGGCTAAAAGAAATATCACCTTCATTTGTCCACTTTGTTGAGGTAATAAGATCCCTAAAGTAAGTAATAGATTGTCGGCGGCTGCGCTTCCAATCCATAATGTGAGGATATGTTGATGCAAAAAATGCACATGTTGAAACAATTAAGCTGATGAATGAAATGGTATCACTAAGTTTCATTTGGCTTGATTCTCTAACGGATTAAGACGGACAGCCTCTTCTAAATGGTCAGGGGCAAAGTGAGCATAACGCATTGTCATTTTTATATCAGTATGACCCAAAATGTCTTTAAGAACCAAAATGTTCCCTCCATTCATCATAAAATGGCTGGCAAAGGTATGTCGCAGGACGTGTGAAAGTTGTCCGTCGGGCAAATTCAGTTCAGCACGTTCTACCGCTTTACGGAAGGCTGAGTAACATGATCTAAAATACCGCCCCGGTTTATCTGGTTTGGGCAGCGAAGCATAAAAAGTTTCACTGATCGGTACAGTCCTGTTTCTGTTTCCCTTTGTTTTGAAAAAGCTTACTTTCAGGTTTTTTATTTGTTTCGTCGTAAGAGATTCTGCTTCATCCCACCGAGCACCAGTTACCAGACAAACGCATGCTACCCAATAAGTGCTGTCGTTACGGCTTTTCATGCACTCTTCTAACAGCCGTGTAATCTCTTCATGTTCAAGATATGCCAGTTCGGCCTCCTCAGATTTGAAGGGACGTACGTTTATTAGAGGATTATCAAGTTTCCAGTGCCCTAGGCGCTTTAGCTCATTAAACACCGCGCGGAAATAGGCCAGCTCAAGATTCATTGTCCTGGGGGACACTTGTTTGACGCGGGTTGTCCGGGATATTTCACCAGAAAGGCGTTTTTTTCGATACAGGGAAAACATGGTTGCATCGAATTCATGAGCGAGCGGATCACCCATACTTTCACAAGCAAATTCCATCGTTGATTTGCGTTTTTCACCATCGTCCAGCGTGAGGCCGTGTTCATCAAACCACTGGTTTACAAGGTCGCGCAATTTACGTCGATCCTCTTTTCCGTCCAGCCAGGGCTTGACGTGGACGTTTTCCATAATATGGTTTTGATATGCTAAAGCCTCACCTTTAGTGCTGAAGGTCCTTCTAATGCGTTTGGCTGATTTTCCCTTAGGTTTCCCTTCAGGATAAAAATCTAAGACCCAGCCGTTATCTTTTTTCTTAATGCTCATAGTCTTAAGCTACATATATTTTACCAAGAATGTTCGGATCATCTGGGTAAATGGTTAACTCTCCTTCATTCGAAAATGTAATTTCTCCCCCTTCGATGCTGTGTAAGAATCCAATATAAATTTCATCAAACATATATTCATGGGTAAATAGTTGGTTGGGGAATGAATTTCTTATTGTATTGAAGTTGATTCCGCTCATGTCCGCTACTTCAATTGGATGTTTCGAATTCGTGAAAGTGTCAACATATCTATGTTGCAATTTTAATGAAGGGGATTTAATTTCTGCTATTTGTTTTTGTATATTAATCAGCATACTATACATCACACTATCTTCTTTATTTAAGTCTATATTCTCCACTTTGGAAGGCTGAATTTGTAATAGTTTAATTATTGAATTGACATCATCTGCAGGAAGATTTTCTGTCTCTTTTAGCATATTGATAATTCCGGGGATCTCACGATCTACCGTATCTACTCGTAAAGTATGAGAATAAGATACGTATCTAAATGCAGAAATATCAAAAGGGGCTGGTAGACGATTGTCTGTAATTAAAATTGTTTTTTTATTAAATGCTTGCCTTAGACCTAGTTCGTAGAAAACATTCGCATTACGAGAGCTCAGATCACAAATGGCCATATCACATTCAACAATTTTTTTGAGAATATCGAACATGATCATATTTGATGCTTTGTTATCATCCGCTCTGATGGGTTGGTAACCAGCTTTAATACATGCTGGTTTAATCAAATACTGATAGACACGATTGAAATGCGCAGGCTCATAGTCTGGGTGGTCGGCTATTGGCATCATGACAAAACATGTTTTAGTTTTTGCGGGAATCACTTCAGATTCTTGAGGAGATTTTTTTGTAGACATTCTAATTATTCTCCGAGATAGCTAACACAACTCGACCAATCACCTCGATATCATCTATGGAACAATCAAAAGCCATTCCTACACCGCTGACTCGTACCTTTTTTACAGGAATGCGTGTGAGTGTTCTAATGCTAGATTTGCCTTCAATGTTAACAAGCCATTCACCATCGAAAACTTCAGAATATTGTTGATCAAGGATGTATTGAGCTTTTTCTTCCTGTACGCAGATAGGGGTTGTTGGCAGCGGCGTACCTGCGCGGAAAAATACTTTATCAAACATGACATAGCCGGAATCATAAAGATGCCCATCAACAAGTTTTTTGCGTGGGAACTTCATGATATCCAGTTCTTCATCATCAAATTTTTTGCCATGCCCAGTAGATAACCATTCTAAAGATGCGCCCGTTTCAGCTACACACCTAACCACCATGTCAGCAGGAAAAACGCCACGTTTGAACCGCGCTGAAAGGCTGCTTGATGCCATTTCAAAATGATCTGCAAGCTGCAGTTTTGAAGTAAAACCATACGCTTCTATTACGCGATTAAGCACATCGCTACTGTGCCCTATTTGTTCGAAAGGAAATTTACTCATAAGCGCAACTCTTTCGTCTTAGTCGAAATTGTGTTGATTTCTTCATTAAGTCGAATTAGAGTTTCTCCTTGTTGTAGCCTTAGTCGAAAGTTGATGAGCGTTGCCGCGCTCTAATGAACAAAGGAGTTTGCCTTATGCGTCCCAACATTACAATCGCCATCCCCACACCTTACCTGCCTATTGATGAATATTGCCGTATCACCGGAACGCCTATGGGCACTGCCCGTGACATGGTGCGTGATGGTCGTCTGCCAATTCGGGGAAAGGGCGATAAACCAAAAGCCCGTGTAGAAATCAATATGGCCGCTTTAACCGTCCAGGCGTTAAGCGAATGCAATATTTCGCTTAACGCGTAATCCATCGTACGGATTAGGGAAGAGCTAACAATGTTTGATTATCAGACGTCTAAACATGCTCACTTTGATGCAGCTTGCCGAGCGTTTGCGCTGGCGCACAATCTGGAAGATGTAGCCGCTGCCGTTGGTATGCGTCCGCAGATCCTCCGCAATAAGTTGAATCCGGTTCAACCGCACCGCCTGACCTGCGATGAGCTTTTGGCTATTACCGATTACACCGAAGATGCGCGTTTACTGGATGGGATGCTGGGGCAGATTAACTGCCTTCCTTCCGTTCCTATCAATAACGCCACTGAAGCCAACATGCAGTTTTGCGCGTTGAGTGCCACCGCCAATGTGGGGGCAATCGCTGGGGAAACAGACGTTGAACAGGTGCGAAGCCTGCCGCTGATTGCTGATCGCGTTGAGCATAAGCGCAATGTGCTGCTGCCGAAATGGGTTCCGACTGTGGAAGCGTATCTGGCCAGCGGCCAGGTGTATGCCAATCCGGTTCTGGCGTGGTGCGTGATCTGGCTGTTTGACGTGGGCGATCTGGATAAGGCGCTGGAGTGGGCTGATACCGATCTGCGTCCGAAAGGAACGCTTGATGATCAGGCCGCCAGTGATGCACTGAAAAAACACGAGCAGTCCCGTAACCATCCTGACGCAACTACGGCAGCCAAAGGGTTTACCCAATTAAGCAGTGCCACGAACAGCGATTCAGAAGCGCTCGCAGCAACGCCGAAAGCGGTCAAGGCGGCGTATGACCTTGCAGACGGTAAATACACGGCTCAGGACGCCACCACGGCGCAAAAGGGTATCGTTCAGCTCAGTAGCGCGACCGACAGCACGTCTGAGAGCGTCGCAGCGACGCCAAAAGCGGTTAAGGCGGCGTATGACCTTGCTAAAGGGAAATATACTGCACAGGACGCGACCACGGCGCAGAAGGGTATCGTCCAGCTCAGTAGCGCCACCGACAGCGCATCTGAGACGCTGGCAGCCACGCCAAAGGCCATTAAGGCGGTTAGCGATGACATTACAAAGCTGAAGGGCAGTCTCGGTGAAGCTGCTTTCAGAAACGTAGCTGAAAAATCCACCGGGGAATTAATTCCGGTTGGATATAAAGGGAATTTCAAATCCGAATGTAACCATGAGGCTATTGATTTTGCTACTTATCCGTTTGTAGTAGGAGAATCATTGTTTATTGATGTACGTAGGTGCACCAACAATCCGCCATTTCTGACGCAGGATTTCTATTATATAGATGTTGTTTGTGCCACCAGTCCAGCTCAGGGAGGTCGAGTAAACAGGCCGTTAATTCAATTTGTAAGTTACACTAATTCAACAATGATTCTTGCCATTCGGGAAGATGATGGTACTACCATAGGCTGGCGTTTTTTTCGTGCAGTACAATTTGATGCAGACAACCAGAATGTTACCTTTCCCAGGGATGTGCGAGCGCGTAACGGTGCAATTGAATTAAGCCAAAACGCAATAATCATTCGGGGGGCTGGTAATAAACATCTATGGTTTTTCGATGATTCAGGCTCTGAAATTGGACTTGTTTACGCCTCTGACGATAAAGTCCTTCACTTGCGGGCTGGTGAAGGACCGTCAGTTAATATTCAGTCGAACGGTAATGTTGTTACCCCAAATTATCTTGAGGCTAAAGATGACATCCATTCAGGGCGAAATATCAGCAGCGTTGGTCTAATCCAGGCTGGAAAGGGCTTGTACGATACTCCCGGCGTGCGGACTTACTCACCTAATAATGAGCCTCCGTACCCGGTCACCAGTGTTAATGGTATGCAAGGTACGGTCAGTATTGATTTAAGCCCTTATGCAACACAGAACTGGACCAGACAATACTTTGTTGGCGATGTGTCGTTGGGGGCAGAGGGGTCATTCAAAATTGTTAAGGACGGGTGGCAGCGCGTACCAGTTGGATGCACTCAAACTGGCTATAACTTTGAAGGTGATAACCCAGGCGGCGACACTATATTTTACCGCCCCATTCAGAAATATATGCTCAATATTGGATGGGTAACAGTAGGACATACAGCATGATAACTTTTAAAAGTTTCTCTCAGTATGAACCTGAATATAAATTTTTTGATGCTATCTATTTGCAATCAGAGGATGGCCTTGACTGGTTCTATCATCGTACCCGCTTAAGCCCGGATACGATGAAAATCTGTTATGACGAAAATGGAATTATCCGGATGTACAGCTATCAGGCCGATAATTTGTTCCCATTGGGGTTGTCAGTAACGGAAGTTAAGCCAGATAAAGTGCCTGAGGGTTTGAATAATCACGGCGACTGGCTTTATAAAAACGGATTAATAATTCCAAATACAGCAATGCTTGCGCAGTTTGCAGAGAATCAGAAAAAGCAATACATAGACAAAGCTAGCAGGGTTATCGCTCCGTTGCAGGATGCCGTTGATCTGGGGATCGCTTCGAAAGAAGAAATTACTTTACTAACTGATTGGAAAAAATATCGCGTGTTGCTTAGCCGTGTTGATACCAGCAAAGCGCCGGATATTGAGTGGCCGGAGGTGCCTGACAATGTGGCGTGAAGCACGAATTGCGTTCAGTGATTCCGTGGCCGCGCTTAATTGTTCCGTTATCCCGGTACATCCCTGGGTGTACGGGGTAGGGCAACAGACAGAAAACGGTGCGTATCTCAGCCCGGTAAATGCGATCAACTACCTGGCTGACAAGCTGGCCGGAACGGGCGGGGCGGCAGATATCGTGATCATGATGGTTTCTGGCCAGACGCATGACAGCTTTATGGCCAGCCTGAACAAGCTTGTAGATGTATTCCCCAGCCCGGCATTTACCCAGGTGCGGAGGCTGGCGCAGTCCGCCGCGCAGCTGGCTGCGGAGAAGATGCAAATTCCGGCGAAATATAGTCAGAGTTTGCCAGCGGCGATCCCGCTTTCTGTGCCTACAAGCCGCACTGCTCTGGCGGCCGCAGCGGTGAAGAAAGCCCAGCAGGAGGCCGCGGCCGTCGCGGATTTGACGGGCGTAAAAAAGCTGATGGGGGATTTTAAACAGCAGCGCGAAAGCCTGATTTCTGGCATTGCCAGCGGCTTAACGGAATTGCAGGGAAAAAGCGCCAGGGCATGGGTGTTTACTGCCAGCGGCTATCTGCCGTCCACGCTTCTGGAGCTGGTAAAAGGGATCCCGCTTCAGTCCTCTGTGTACACCGCCGCCATGATGCTGGTTGGCGACAATCTCGACGGCATAAAAGGAATGATACATGACCTCGAACCCGACACTGGCGCTTAACGGTGAAGCCATTCTGCTGAAGAACATGCGCGTTACCATATCGCAGCAATTCCAGGACAAAGACCAGTCCGGCCAGACGAGTGCAACCACGAAATCCGAGCAGGGCATCAAAGGCAAGGAGCTGCGTGTTTCCGGCGAAATTCCGTATAAAAATCCGGAGATCCTGCGCCGTATCTTTGAGCTGGCCAGCGCGACGGAGGCCAGCGGCCAGCGCCAGAAATACCGCGTTGCACATGAGGCGGCGCGGGCGGTGAATTTCCGTGAGGCGATTTTTACCGGAACACTGGACGCGCCGCCGCAGGACGGGCGAATGTCCTGGCTGGTTACATTCACCCTGACCGAACATATCAGCGTGCAGGAAAAACGCGAGGCCAGGGCAAGCGGCAAAACCAAAGCCGTGAAGCAAACGGCGGCAAGTGGCGGAGGCCAGAACGGTGGCCAGGCCGCTGGCGAGGATGAAGAAAAACTGACGTGGTTTGAAAGCAACGTGCTCAAGCCCGTAAATGACGCACTGGCATAATCATGAAACCGATTAAACGTTTATATCTTTCAACGGATGAAATTCACCTGGCTGATGCCAGCCTGGTGATGGAGCTGAACAGCTGCGGCCGGGGGTTTATTACGGCCGGAACAACGCAGGACTATACGGGGAAGCTGGTGCGTCTCGATGTGGGTTACACCGATCTGGTGTTGCGCTGGTTTACCGGGTACGTGGAACGCTCGCAACCTGCTGAAAACGGCTTTCAGCGTCTCTTTGTCCGTGAGCTGGTCGGCGTGTTTGAACGCCTCTGGCCATGTTCGTTTCAGCACCCCACGCTGCGCGATGTGGCCAGCTGGCTGACAGAGCACAGCGGCCTGACCTTCAGCGTGCCGGATGCAGATTATTCAGACCGTCCGATCCCACATTTCACCCACAGCGGGACGGGGTATCAGCTGCTTGATAATCTCGGAAAGGCTTTCGGCATTACGGATTACGTCTGGTATCAGCTGCCGGACGGCGCGGTATATGTTGGCGGCGCGGAAAAAGCCCTGTTTGCTGGTCGCCCGATTGAGATCCCGCATGAATTTAATCAGGGGGCGGCCGGGGGGAACTCAATGACGCTTCCCCTGGTGCAGAGTCTGCGCCCCGGCGTGGAGCTGAACGGGGAACGGGTGACAAAAGTCCACCTGCAAAATGACACGATGGCTGTCACCTGGACACCCCGCAACCTTGCGACGGGTCAGCCACTGCAAAAAACGCCCGTTCAGCGCCAGATTGAAAGCCATTATCCGGAGCTGGCATCCGGGATGCATTTGCCAAAGTTTGGCCGTGTGATGAATCCCGTTGAGGCAGTTAAAAGCGGCAATTTCTCCGATCCGTTCCGTCCCCGCTATGCGGTTGACGTGCAGCTGCTGGACGCGGACGGCAACCCGGAAAAAGACACGCCTGTTTATTCGGCCGTTCCGCTGCCGGTTCCTATGGCGGGTAATGATTCGGGGATGTTCCAGTTTCCGCCCGAAGGGACGCTCGTTGAGATCGCTTTCACAGGCGGACGGCCGGATAAGCCATTTGTGCGGCAGACCGTGCCGGACGGAACCAGCCTCCCGGATATTCAGCCTGGCGAACAGCTGCAACAGCAGCGTGCGGAAGTGTCGCAGCGTGTAACCCAGGCGGGTGACTGGGTGAGGCAGACAGACCAGACGATAAGTGAAACCTCTATGGCGCGCGTGGTTAAGGCCGATACGGAACAGCGGGAGCTGGTCAGTCGCGAAACCACGGTTAAGGCCACGGATAAACTTACCGTGCTGGGAACGTCCACACTGCTGGCCGGAGCCATTCAGCAGGTATGCACGGGTGATTACAGTCAGGCAGTCAATAACCGCGTGGCGAGTATCGGCGGCAATGATGAAACAGACATTGCCGGGAGCCAGACAGTCACAACGGGTAAAGACCTGATAGAGAAAATTGGCCAAATACGTAAAAGCGTGGCGGCAGTACAACAGCAGATTATTGCCCCGGTGGTGTGGATTGGCTCTGGAACTATCAACGTGGCACAGCTGATGCTGGACACGCTCGACGTGGTTAAAGAGCTGGCAGAGCAAACGGCAAGCCACACGCACAGCAATACGGGGACACCGACCAACGCGGGAGCAATCCGGAACACCGGAGCGAAAGCGGACACGCTGAACGGCAAATACTCCCCGGTGATTGGCAAGTAAACCTGTCCAGAACATAACCCGCGAAAGCGGGTTTTTTTATGCCCTTCATCCCCAGGTGGGGATATCTCTTTTCTTACCTCTTAAGCGGCTATCGCTACGCGCTGTCAGCGGCGCTCTGGCGCGTTCAGCCTTTTCGCACACTCAGAGCCACCCTTAAAACAGATCGTGTCCACAGCGGGGCGCTGGCGCGTCACAGCGCGGCCAAAAAAATCTTTCGCAGACCAAAATCGCACTACACCGCACCCGCCTGCGGTTTTTAGATCATAAAATTTTTTCAGTTTTATTTTTCTACAAACCAGACCGCCAGACTGCGCCAGTGCAGACCGCTTTGCAGAAAACCAGAACTGAAAAGATTGAAAAGAATTTCAGTATTTTTCACTTTTTTGGAGCTGCGGAAGATCGAGTAAAAAAAGTAACTATAAGAAAAATAAGAGAAAAATAAATTTTATGTGAGTGGGCGGGAGCGTTTTAATTTGCTGACGATTAATTGCTTGTCAAAGCAGAAACCAGAGCTGGCGCGGCGTAGGAGCGTACACAAAGTGCTGGCAAACTGAAAATTTTCGCAGCATAACTCTGGTTATGCTAACAGGTTTAATTTATATGGAGTTTTAGGATATAAAAGACATAGTCATTCTTATTTACCCGCTACACTTACGACCATAACTTGCATATTGAATTATACAAGTTGATAGCTTGTGAGTAACCTTATGCATAATATTTTTCACACTCGCACTACACTGTTAACAATAGAGGGTGTTATGGTTTTGGAGAAAATTGTAATTATGCATTACAAAATTAAATGCTTGATAATTAATGTTGTTTTGAGGGAGGGGGAATTCTTTGCATTATGGTGAATTGATAGGTAATGGTATAATTAGTTTCCAAAATCTTAAGAGGCATATGACTTTGAATAAACAAATTAATCCACAGAAAAATGATATAAATCCACATCAAAATTCTTTTGTACTTCATGACTTGATGTACGGCCATATTTATGCAAGCGCGTTAAGAGCGATTGTTGTACATAATATTGCTGATCGTCTGGCAGAGAAACCTCTAACTATAGAAGAGATTGCACAAAATTCTGGTTTAAGAGCAGAACCTTTGTTCAGAGTGTTGCGTTTTCTTTCACTTCGAGGGCTTTTCTTACTGCTTGATAACCATTGCTGGGCATTAACTGAGCAGGGTAAATTACTGTGTGAAAATACACCGGGTTCGCAGCGTAACGCTATACTGCTCTTTACTGACGAAATGTTCAGCCATTCCGCTGCTGCACTCCCTGAAACGCTAAGTCAGGCGCGGCCGGGTTTTGATATACATTTTAATAAGGATTTTTTCAATTATCTTTCTACTAACCCAGAAAAAAGTCAACTTTTCGATTCTGCAATGTCATCTCTGACGTCGGGAGTGAATCAGAAAATAGCGGAAAGTTATCCGTTCCCTAATGAGGGATTGTTAGTTGATATTGCTGGAGGAAAAGGCGGCTTGCTGAAAGAAGTTCTGTTCCGTTCTCCTGGTTTGTCCGGATTGCTTTTCGACAGACCAGAAACGGTGGCAAACACCTTATTGTCCGACGCTGGGCTGGAGAATCGCTGGCAGGTAGAGGGTGGCGATATATTTCATGATATGCCAAAAGGCGGAGATATTTATATGCTCAAAAATATTCTGCACGATTTTTCAGATGCGGATTGCCTGAGAATACTCATGATTCTGCGCCGTGCAATTAATAAAGGAAAAAAACTACTTGTTGTTGAGGCCATTTTACCTGATGACGGTGCTTTTCATCCTGCGGTTAATCTTGATGTGGTGATGTTAATGACCCTAAACGGGAGAGAGAGGACGATGAAGGAATTCACTCAGCTTCTTGAGAGTAGTGGGTTTGCACTTCAGACAATTTATCCAACCCGCTCTTTAACTTCGATTATTGAGGCAATCGCCATTTAATCGTATCAGGGTTTTTGGTTCGTTAGTGGTGCTAAATGTTATCAGCTGCTTTCAATATCTAGCACCACCATACTAGTGTTTTATCTTGTGCATCATAGTCAGAAGTCATCTCCACCCCAAACCCAACTGCCAGGACAATCAGTACCAGGCATCCACCTAGAGTTTGTTTTGCTGCCACGCCTGGATTCTTAACGCCACAGTGTGGGCAAGTTTTTGCTGACGCTGGAACTTCTTTTTTACAATCTTTGCACTTTGTGAGGGCCAT